ACAGAAGAACTGTCAATGGACGCGACCAAATTCTTCAAGGGTAACAAAAGTGCTGGTACAAGGGCTAGAAAATCTGCTCAAGAACTTAAGGCTTTGTTACAAACCTTGAGAGGTGAAATTTTGGAAGAAAGAAAAAAAACTGATAATGTTTAATATAGATAATTTATTTTTTTTTATTTTCATTTTTTCAGTTTTAGTTGTTTTGAGAACAACTATTAGGTTAATAGGCGCCCTATCACAAAATTCAGATGTAAGAGTCTTGAAAAGTGATAGGGAGCTTGTTATCTTAGGACTAACAATATCATACATCATAACTTATTTATTTCGATAATCATATGAGTCTATATAAAGAATTTTCAAGTTTGTTTCCTTATTTACAATCTGTAAGGAAATTAAAAAATTATCTTAGTTTTGATGTTAGTTTTCCGGAATCATGGAAGTTACCAAAAAAATATGTTGAGGAGGATAAGATTTTACAACAAGAATCACAAACACCCAATGAAAAATTATTCTCATTTGTTTCAGAATTTAATGAAGAAGAAGTTGAAAAAATTGCGGGTAATGTAAAAAGTATTATAAATTACAATTTGGAGAGAGAAGAGAAAGAACGTCTTTTTCAATCTAAAGTTGATGAGTTAAAAAATGTTTTTGAAAAACAAAGTTTGAATAACCTTAAAAATCTAAAATTTGATATCAAATCAATACAAAATTTGGAGATAGAAGATAATGAAGACGAAATCAAGCCAACTGCAATGGCTACAAAATGAAATTGAGAAAGACAAACGAGATACCGAGTTTGAAAAACTTAAGTTTATTGAACAAATTAAAAAATTAAAAAAAGAGGAAATTTTTCCTAAAAAATTAAGTTTATGGAAAAGAATACTGAGGTTATTTATGGGTTAATTGAAAGAATGGCTTTGGTATCTGATGCAATAGACAGTTTATTTGTTAATGGGAAAAAGGTTATTGTTATAGAATTAAACAAGTTTGATTTTGAACAAACCAAAAGACAGTTTAAAAATGTTGACCCAAAATTAAACCAATTCAAAATAGATATTTCAGGTATTGAGTTTATTTTTATTTTGGATGAGTTGTTGAATGTCTTTGAAGATAAGACCGAGGAAACCCTTGGTTAACCAAAATATCATATAGGTATTTTCTATGTATTGTTGAATAGTCTTTGACTAAGATACAATCGTTTTTGTTTATTTTTCTTAAGTATTGACCTAACTCATCTAAAAATCTATTTGAGTCGGAATCGTTCTTAAATGTAAAAAGTTTATAATTTTCATTTATCTGTACTATAACTTTATTATTGAGTTTGGAAATCATTTTGATTCCTGTAACCTTTAGATATTTCTGTATAAACTCTTTAGAATTAATTTTTTTCTTAGTTTGATAATCTAAAAATTCTTCCTCTATATTGTAAGACACAATCTTATTTATTGTAAAATCATCATCATCTAAATTAACTTTGATTTGTCTACCAAACTCATCCTTAATAAAAAGTTTTTCATTATTTGCTTTTCGTTTTTCCAATATGGATAACTCATAAGTTGATGAGGAGCCGTTTTCGTATTTAACCGGAAAAATAACATCGTTTGATTCTTCCAATAGTTTGTTAAATTGAGCAACAGTTTTCTTAAGTGTTTTAAACTTATTGATTATTTTCTTTTTTATTTTATTTTTGAATAGAACAATTTGGAAGTTATAGTCCATATTGAATAATAAGAATCATTGAATAATATTAAATATTGGTTATGAGTGCTGAGAGTTATTATAACATTTTAGGGGTTTCTGAAACCGCAACACAAGATGAAATTAAGAAAGCGTACAGAAAAAAGGCGGTAGAACATCATCCTGATAAAGGTGGTGATGAACAATTATTTAAAAAAATATCTGAAGCGTACGATACGGTAGGTGATGAGAACAAACGTAGACAATACGACGCTCAGAAAAATAATCCATTTGGAGGAATGGGAGGAGGAGGATTTAATCCTTTTGAAGATTTTTTCTCACAATTTGGAGGAGGTCGACAGCAACAAAGACCGCAAGCCCCTGAAAAGGTGGTTAATCTTGATGTGACGGTTTTTGAATCTTATTTGGGGGTTGATAAGACAGTAACTTATGGTAGAAAACATGCTTGTAACACCTGTGATGGTAGTGGAGGTGATAGAGCGACTTGTTCAAAATGTAAGGGACAGGGTTTTGTAACTGTCAGAATGGGTAATGGAATGTTCATTCAAATGATGCAACAAATGTGTGATTTATGTGGAGGACAAGGTTCAACCCTAACAAGACGATGTGGTTCTTGTAACGGACAAGGAACTCGCTCTGAAATGGAAAGTGTTACCTTCAAGTTACCACACGGGTCGGATAATGGTCAATTTTATCGTATGGATAGTCTTGGTGATTATTACAATGGAATTTACGGTAATTTGATAATCAAAGTTAACTTGGTAAATAATGACAATTTTGAAAAAGCTAATAATGATTTAATTTATAATGCTTATCTTAATTTGGATGACTTAACTAAAAATTCTGTCGCGGTTCCTCACCCTGATGGAGAACTAAGAGTTAATTTCCCATTAGAATTTGATAGCTCAAAACCCCTTAGAGTAAAGTCCAAAGGGTTTAAAAATGGAGGTCAAGGAGACCTTTATGTTAAACTTTTTGTTAAGTTTAAAAGAGTGATATAATACCTTTTACGATTTGAATCGTTCCGTAAATGGCCGAGGCAAAAAAGTATATTGAAAAAATCATAGACCACAAAGGAATTTGCTTTAGTTTATCTTTTGCGCTACACTTTGTACACTTTTTTGTTTCTGATTTTGTCTTTTCCATAATATTATATTTTAAATAAAATATAAGGATTATTTAAGAATCTATAAATATTTTATTTGCTTTTTTGGTATTTCTTTACTATATTTTGAATAAATCAGATAAACATGCAAAAACTTTCGAGTAACACACTTTCCATATTTGAATCCGCCACAAATGAAAAGGACATTGAAAATGGATATAGATATTATTTCAAAACTATAATTGGTGATATAAATTTTACTTCACCTTATGGTTGTGATGGATTTGGAGTTTCTGAAAGTTTGGGGATGAGGGTTCTATGTGAATTTAAAGATGACCTTAGTTTAAGTTCAAGAAACGAATTGGTTAAAGTTCTTTGTCAATCAATCTATTATATAAAGAAATTTGAATTATCAGGTCAGAAACTACCCAAAACCATTTTCATTGGAGATAGAAATGAATGTTTGGTTTTGCACGTTAATGACGTTTTTCATTATCTATCAATTAACTTTGATTGGAATATAGCACCGTCAAACGCTCACAAAAATTTGGACCTCTATCAGAAATTGTTTAATGATGATAATATTAATCCATTCATATTTTCTGTTGAGGATTTACCAACCGCTATCGATAAGTGTAAAGATTTGAATCAAAATGTTAAACGATTGATTCCGGTAACACCTCATAATATAACTGAAGTATATAACTATTTTGAAAAGAATGTTGTTGGGTCTCATAAACTATCAACCAATGAATTGTCAAATTTATTCATTCAGATATTAATATCACCCGGTGAAAACTATCTCCATCCAATCAAAGGAAAGAAAGTTGTCGTAACAAAAAACTTTGGTGAAGTTCCTGTCAAAAGTAAGGAAGCGTTCGAATCTTTTTTCTCTCATTTTTCAAGGGAATATACTCCAAGAGAAAAAGAAGCTCTAACTTCAATTGTTGACAGGCTTGTTGAAGACACAACTCGTCGTAAACAAGGTGAGTTCTTCACTCCAACTATTTGGGTTGATAAAGCTCACGAATATATTTCATCTGTATTTGGTGAGGATTGGAAGGAGAAGTATGTGGTGTGGGACCCAGCTTGGGGGACAGGGAATTTAACCCGCGATTATAAATTCAAGGAACTATATGTATCAACGTTGAACCAATCTGATATTGATACGGCAAATCAGATGGGATATAATCCTGAGGCTACTAAGTTTCAATTTGATTTCTTAAATGACCCTGATGAAAAACTTCCACAAGGGTTTAGAAATGCGATTGAAAATGGTAAGGAGATTATTGTATTTATGAATCCACCTTATGGTAAAGCCATAGGTGGTAAAGGGGTCGGGTCTTCAAAAAACACAGGAAATACATTAATCAATAAAGAAATGATTTCATTAGGTCTTGATAAGTCTTCGTCTAATTTGTATTCACAATTTTTATTCAAATTGATTAATCTTAAAAAAATAGGGGTAAAAATCAAATTATGTTTTTTTTCACCACCACTTTTTTTAAGTGGTGAAGGATTTAAAAAATTCAGAAAAATTTTCTTGAAGTCTTTTGGATACAATAAGGGTTTTATATTTCAGGCTTCAAACTTTTCTGATGTGTCCGAAGATTGGGGTATAGTTTTTTCCTTATTTGAAGAAAAAGAAAATCTCGGCGATGACTTTTTATACGATATACTTTTACTCGATAAAGAAAATTACTACATCATGAACAAAGGGATTAAAAAAATTTACAACACCGATAAAAAAACACCACTATCTAAATTTATAAAAAACAATTTCCCAATTGAAGAATTCCCTAAGTTGTCTAGTCCTTTGAAAATTAAAGAAACCAACGGAGGTTTTGGTAAACCAAAAAATTCTTTTGGTGTATTAGTTTCTGCGGCTAATAATGTTATGGAAAATAACCAAAATGTTAGGATTTTGACAGGAGGTAATTCTAGTAATCACGGTAAGTTTTTTTTTACTTTAGATAATATTTTTGAATGTTCTATTATATTTTCAGTTAGAAAATTAATCATCGGGCAGTACTCGAATTGGTTAAATCAAAAAGATGAATATCTAATACCAAATTTAGAAAATGACAAATACCGACAATTTAAAATAGACTCGTTATTGATTTCTATTTTTCACATACATTCTTTTCAATCTAGTCTTAGACAAGTAACATATAAAGAAAAACTTTGGGACATCAAAAATGAATTTTTTTGGATGTCGAAGAATGAAATGCTTGAACTTTCAAACCAAAACAACTATTCTGACCTTTATAATGATGCAAGAACTGACTCAGACCGATATGTTTATAAATTATTATTTGGTGAAGAAAGAATCTATGATAAACTTTCACCCGATGCAAAATTAGTTCTTGATAAAGCAACTGAGTTAGTTAGGAAGTCAATGCAAATGAGAGAGATATTCGCAAACGATGAAAATCATCTTAAATCATGGGACGCAGGTTACGCTCAACTCAAACTTATTTGGAAAGAATATTATGCTGATGAATTCAAAGAATTCAGACAATTATATAAAAATTTGGAAGACAGAATGAGACCATTGGTCTATGAACTAGGATTCCTTTTAAAATAAAAAATCATGTTATCATACATAGGCGGAAAATCAAAAATAGGTAAGTGGATAGTTCCATATTACCCAACTGATATGGAAACATACGTGGAAACATTCGGAGGAATGTTTTGGTGTTTCTTTAATATGGATTTGAAACAATATCCAAATCTAAAACGGGTTGTTTATAATGACTTCAATCCACTAAACTATAATTTGTTTATGTGTTTACAGAACCCAACAGTTTTGTTAAACGCAATCAACAATATACCTTGCCAACAACAAGGAGTTGAGGAGACACCAACAGTTTACCGAGAACAGTTTAACACATTCCAAAAAGAAATATTTGGAGATGGATTTACAATAAACTATCCCGACTATAATGTTGCTGCTAAATACGCTTATGTTCTAACACAAGTATTCAGTGGGTCAAAACCTGAAACAAGTTCGTTTATTGATTTGAAGGGTAAGTATAAATCAAAGTATCTTACGTTCAGAGACAAGTTATCAAAGCCTGAGTGGGTAGAGCACTTTAATAAGATTAGTCATTTTAGATTGGGTGACTTTGAAAATGTTGTTAAAGAATTTGATAGTCCTACAACTTATTTTTATCTTGACCCACCCTACTGGCGTACCGAGAATTATTATTCAAACCATGATTTTGACCGAGATGACCACGAGAGACTGGCAAAATTGTTAGTAACTATTGAAGGAAAGTTTTCGTTATCTTACTATAATTTCGTACTTTTGTCGGAGTGGTTCCCCCAAGACCAATATAGATGGGAAAAGAAAGAATTTGCTAAGGCAGCGGCCGCCAAGAAAGGACAGACTCAAAATATGGGAGAGGAACTACTTATTATGAATTATTTTTAATTTATTTGATATTTATTAAGTAAAAACATTCAAATGAGATTTACACAACTTTTAACAAATTTGATTTTGGAACAATCACGTTTCCAAGTTCTGTATGACAAAATGGTTAAACCCGCACCAAGTCGTGAAGGTGATGCTAGAAAACCAAAAGGTTTAATGGATTTTGAGACATTAAAAGCCATTATTTTAGCCGACCCAACTACAAGAGTTCCTCAAGGCAAGGACATAGACGAGCTTTCAGTTGAGGATATGGAGAATGTTAAAGTTGGCAAGTATACTCAATGGATGTTGAAAAATTTTGTACTTCCAACATTTCAAGATGAAAGAGCTAATATGGAAAAAGGTACTACTGAGTACAAGAGTATGATGGGTGAACACCAAAGATTATTCTTGGAAGACTTACACAAAATGACCGAAGACCTTAAAAAGTACGAGAGATTTAAGAATCAGTTACCTCAAGATAAGAGAGATATTAATAAGATATCTTCAGACCAACTTTTTGATTTGGTTAAAGATTTTAAATTAGAAAAGACCAAAGCATCAAAGCAAGAGAAAGAAGAAGCTAAAACATCATATCAATACCCTGGTAGTGAAATTGTGTTTAGAGGTCCAAAATGGACTTTGATAAAGATTGAAGACCAAGGTGCTTTAGGTAAAGCGGCGGCGGTTTTCTTTGGTGGATATCAAGATGGAGATAGTGGTGAATCTAGATGGTGTACATCGGCACCCGGGTTGAATTACTTCAACGGGTATATTAAAGATGGTCCATTGTATGTAGTATTACCAAATGATGACAAAGGTCAGGTAGGTAAAAGAACTGGACTTCCCGTTGAAAGATTTCAATTTCACTTCCCATCAAACCAATATATGGACCGTCACGATAGACAAATCAATCTTGTTGAATATCTTAACGGACCAATGTCAGAACTTAAAGATTTCTTTAAACCTGAGTTCGCTAAGGGTCTTGTAAGTAAAGGTGGAAATAAAGTTGAAGTTAATTATCCTGATAGTTCGGCGGGTAAATTTATTGCTCTTTACGGATTTGATGAATTGTTTGACAGTTTGCCTGACACAATTGAACATCTTATTGTTACAAACAAATCTAAAGAACATATTGCTTTAGACGTTCCAGAAAGTTTGACAAGATTTAAGAACTTAGACGCATTGTTATTCTCAAATATTGTTAGAACTTTACCTGAAAACTTAGGTGATTTGAAAAATTTGAAGTTTTTAAATTTGGCAAATAACAAAGATTTAGTATCTTTGCCTGAGTCAATTAAGGATATTCCTAATTTGGCACTACTGAATTTAAAAAATGCTAACCCTAATGTTGTAATACCACCAGCTTTAAAAGAGGTATTGTCTGACGAAGGAGAAGGATTTTACTATCTTACTTAAAAAATACTCGTATGAAAAACATTGATGTTGAAATCTACCTTAACCAACTCATCACATTTTTTGATAAAAACCCAAATGACCTGACCGAACTCATTGGAACTTCAATGAAAGATGATTTTTTTGATAAAGTAAGGGCCGCTTGTATGGAGAATATTGAAAATGGTGATGAGGTAACCTTAACAAATCAACAATTAATTGATATTGTTCTTGATATTAAAGGTGTTAAGGGTTCAAAAGAAGAATTAGAAGTTATTAACAAAATATTTGTTAAAAACAAGTTTGGAACTTTTTGTTTAAATTAATTTGGTGGGACAGAGTTTCCGCCATATATTTGTACCACAATTAAAAACAATAACCCATGATGACAATTCAAGACCTCAAATTCAAAGCTCCTTCAGTATTCACCACTGAAAAATCCCCAAAAGTATCTGACCGTTATATGATGGTTCCAACTATCGATGTCGTAAATAAGTTTATGGACGCAGGTTGGGAAATATCAAAAGCGAATCAAGTTGGTTCAGGACCATTTAACCGTCACTCAGTTCGTATGAGAAACTCAGTTCTCCCCAAGGTTGGTGACTCTTTGGTTGAAGCTATCATTACCAATTCACACAATGGTACATCTAAACTTGAAATCGGAGCAGGACTATTCCGACTCGTATGTTCCAACGGACTTGTTATTTCACAACAAGAATTGATTTCACTCAATCAACGTCACATGAAAATCTCAATGGACGAGGTTGAGATGATTACTGAGACATTCATCAAGTCAACACCGGTGATTGAACGTTCAGTTAACCGTATGTCTGAGATTAAGATGGATACAGACAAACAGGTTGATTTCGCAACCAAGGCCATGGGTATCCGATGGAAAAACACTGAGGATATTTCCACAATGACAATTGATAGTATCCTTAACCCAATCCGTCGAGACGACATGGACCCGACACTTTGGAACACATTCAATGTGGTCCAAGAGAAACTAATTCGTGGTGGTTTTGTTAAACAACAGAGTAACAAAACACGTCAGGTGAAACCAATCACATCCCTGACTATGGACACCATGATTAATCAAAAATTGTGGGAACTCGCTGAGTCCTATATCTAATCAAAATGGGGGAGGAAACTCCCCCACTTTTTAATTTATTTTTATGCAAGAAGTATATACCCAAAAATTTGAGACATTTCAAACAATTGATTTCTTTGACTTTAATGTTTTGGAACATAGAGAACAAGAAGAACAGGTTGGTATTTTTTTTGATATTTTTGGAAACACTAGGTTTAAAACATCTTGGGCTGAAAAATCTACAAATCTAACCAAAGAATATTTTGAATTGAACAAAAAGAATACCTTGTGTACCTTAACACACAAAAGACTGAGTATTTTTGTAGTTAAGAATGAGGATAAAGTTACCCTCAAATACTTTATGTATTCACGAACCAAAAGAGTTGGTGAAGTTTTTTATCGTGTTAGTACCACTTGTCATTATGTTTCATATAACGTTAAACGAAATTGTTTATACGTTGGTAAAATAATTAATTTTCATAAGAAACGAAAGGCGTTAAAACATGTTAAAATTCATACTTTCGATAGAGATATTGTAACAGATACAATTACAATAATCAATTTGTGGTACAATCATGTTTTTGAGGACCGCCCCGAAAGAAAAATAAACAATATTTTTGGTCACAATGCGGTCAAAGAATTTTTGGCAAATATTCCTGGTGTACAGTATCACACCAATAAAATATCAAGTCAAACAATTTATAAAACCATACTGACAAAAAAAGGAGTTAAACTTTGTGACAACTGGGCTGTGTTTACTTGTATGTATCCACAACCAAAAACTAAAGACTATAAAAATAATGGACCAAAGTATTTGGATTCTATAATGGAGTTGAATGCGTTTAGCGGTGATAAAATAAAAAGAATATTACATAAGCTTAAAAACTTTAATCCTAATCTATTTAAGACCGCAGTAAATTTTTTCGGAAAAGATTATATGTTAGGTCAAAGTGACGAGACTCTTATTGACATATTTGAATCTACTTGTGATAATGAATTTTATGTGGACTTCTCCATGATAACTTCAAAAAAAGAAAGAAACAATATATTTGAAATATTCAAACTTGTCGCCAAGGGTGAAGTCGATGTCCACACTTATATTGACCATTTTAGGTTTATCAGAAACATTAGAAGGTTTGAACATGTAAAATGGAGCTCAGCCACTTATGATGATTTCAGAGAGGAACATCTCAATCTAACCGAGTTGAATCAGTACTATACAAAAGGTACGTTTACTAGAATATACGGAGACAGGTTTATTGATTATATATCAAATGGGATTAAATATGAGAATGACACATACTACCCTGAGATTTTAAAAACATCCAAAGACTATAATTTGGAATCGTTTGTTCAGTCAAATTGTGTTAAAGGGTATGTTCAAAGAGCCTCAGCTTTAATTGTTTCACTTAGAAAGAATGATAAAGAATCTAAAGAACGATTGACAGTTGAGTACCGGATAAGTATGGGACATTCTATGCAAATAGATAGAGTTCAAACTAGAGGTAGGTTTAACCAAGACCCTGGACTTGATTGGAGTTTTGTGCTTGAAGTTTTGGATGGGAGAATGAACAGTTCTTTGGTGTATAATCTATTTGAGTTACCTAAAATTGTGTGTAAAGTTGGTAATAAAGAATTTATATCCAACTCGATATTTGAAGACCCTATCAGAAATACAATTAGACCTACAAACATTTATAATTTATTGAAGTCATCCCAAGATTTGATTTGGGAGGATAAAAATATTACTAATATTGATTATGCGGGTAATGATATAGTTACTATTTTGGATGATGATTTAAATTTCTAATATGATTGAAGTACCTAAATTTTGTGTTGACAAATTTAAAACCACATTTGGTTATGAACCATCATTTATTCAAATAAAGATGGATAACGATGAACGTATTGAAAAACTAACTTCTAAATCAAGAACAATATGGTTTTCATCCGTTTTTAGAAATAGAGCTGTCTTCATAAAAGAGAAATTAGTTGAATATGATGCGATGGGTATCTATATTTATATTTTAAGAGATGACGAATCTCCTATAACCGATGTGACATTCATGACCACTATTGATAGACAAAGTGTTTCAGAATTCACAGTACATAATTTAAATAAATCAAAATAAAAAATGGAATTAACAACAGAACAATTCGAACAGAAATTAAAAAACGGCGAAAAGATGGTCGTTGAATTTTGGGCTCCTTGGTGTGGTCCATGCAAAATGATGAAACCAACATTTGAAAAAGTTTCTCAATCACTTCGTAATGAAAATTATGGAGTATCTCTTTATACCATAAACGTTGACTCTAATCGAGAAATCGCTCAAAGATATGGGGTAAGAAGTATTCCAACCACTAAAGCTTTTTCTAACGGAAAAGAGTCATCAACAAAAGTTGGTGTTTTAGGTGAATCACAAATAAAAGAATTTGCAAATAGTATTTTAAATGGATAAGATATTAGTTTTGTTCACAATGAAAGGTTGTGGATTCTGTGAACAGTTCAAAGATAAATTGAACGAAAATAAGATTAATTTCGTGAATAGAGATATTCATGAAAATAAAGAAGAGTACGATATGTTTGTTAAAAAAACAGGTAATGATTTTGTGCCTTCTTTTATGATTATTGAATCACCAAATGAAAATCCTGTGTCTCATTTGTATGCACCAGGAAGAGATTACGAGGATTTGGACAAGGCGGTTAGTATTATTAAGGAACACGTAGGTTAAATGAATCTTAACTTCAATAAACATGGAAAACTCCATACCCCAATTACTTATTGGGAATTGGAGGATGGTAATACTGTGGTAATATATCAGGGTTCGAGAGGTGCGAACCCTGATTTAGATTTTATTGTCAAGTACAAAGCTCCTAACAAACGACTTAGAGCTCCATCTCATACCCATTGGATTGTTGATTTAATTATTAAGTCAAAGTTCGCACCCGAAGATTTATGTTCTTTTGTTAAAGAATGGATTGAGATATATGACACGATTGAACCATTTAAAAACGTAGAAGAAAGAGAGAGTTATCAATTAATTTATAAAGACTATTTTAGTCAAAAATATTTTACGATAGATAATTTAGGTGAATTCTCAGTTGAATTTGTTTCAACTCTAATTGAATTATTTATCAGGTGTGAAAAACAAACACCCGATGCTTTTATGTTTAAGAATCTCTTAATTTTAATTAGTGATTATTGTCAGGATAAAAAAGATTTTTATCAAGTTGTCTCTTATTCTAAGAGAGTTTAGATAATAAATAATTCACTTATACGGTCTTTTTTTAACCATGGTTTTATTTCTAATTGAGAATCAATTTCTTTAGATAAATCGTAATTCTTAAGTGTTGTATTAGAAAATCTTGGTATATTAAAATCAAAAACGTCTAAAACCATAGATTTAACTTTTTCAGATAGGTAAGGTGAGCCTGATATAATTTGAATATCTAAATCTCCATTTTCATCTTTAACATCTGAAATTTTAAAAGTTATTTTGTCAGTTTTGATTGATGAGAATAATTGGTTACAAATGTATTCTGAGTAGTAGTAGTGAGCTCTACCGTTATCTAAACTATAACCGTATGGAAACTCAGATGTTACACAAAGATAATTTCTACTAAACATTGAATTGGGTTCGGTTAAATGAGTATAATCTAAATCAAATAATAATTCTTTTCTAAAGTCTAAACTGTTATAGTAAACATCAATGTGGTTGTGAACGTAACTCAATACCTTTTCATGAAATGAAGGACACATGGTATTATGAAACTCAAAGTAAGATTCAAACATTTCATCGAATCCTAAATTATCATATTCAATTAGGTCAATTACGTTAATTCTTTCGTACTCTAAATCAACCATTGTTTGTTTATTTTCTTCGTAGAATCTTTCTTTTATTTCAGATAAATCCAAAATAGTTTTAGATTCAGTTTTTCCTGCAACAACCAAAAAGTTTTTGAAGTCTGAAACCTCGATTATTGTTTTATATTTTTTTTCTTTCTGAATTTCGCAAAGAATAAAATCCGCAAACTTATTCACAATACCTCTTCTCGATTTTGGATTAATGTACCTCATATAAAATGTTTTTGAAATAGATAAACAAAAAAATTCAAATCCTAAATACTTTAAATAAAAAAGGGGATAAAAATCCCCTTTTAATTTTTCATGAAAAATTACTTTTTGTAATATTTCTCCACTGTCTTCCTAATAGACTCCTGAATATTTTGATTGTTACTCGGTGGTGGAGCCTGTTGAGGTTGAGGCTGAGGTTGTGGAGGAACTTGTTGACCCAACGGTTGAGGTTGTGCCTGATTACCTTTGTTTTTACATCCGCATCCCATGTCTTTTTATTTTTAAACGTTTATATATCATAAATATCTAAATTTGGTGTATATTGTAAATATTTTATTTGAATTTACAAATATTTATGATTATGACAAAAAGTCTTAGTTTCAAAAATACCGTAAAAAATATATTGGTAGAACAGAGTGAAGATGAGTTCTACAAAATATCACCTGAGGAGTTTACAGAACTAATGAAGTTTGGTAGTTATCATGGTAAAGGTGTAAGTAAATTAAAAATGTTTGGAGGTAAACCGATATGGATTACCGGTAATTTAGATTTGTCAAATACTCCTACAGACTCATTAGGTAATGTTAAATATGTTGATGGTAGATTAGATATCAGTAGAACAAATATTAGTGATTTGTCTGGTGTTAAGGTTAAAGGATATATTTGGGATGGAGGTACACCTATTGAAAAAAAGAGACTTGCCGCCATTTTAAAAGAAAAGATGGAAGAGGCTGATGAAAGAAGACAAAGAGATGAATGGAGTATAGATGGAGGAGACGAAATAGGTTTAAGAGCCCAAGCGTTATATAAAAATTTGATAAATGATGAAAAAATTTTCGCCCCAACAGGAGAATACATAGGAGAACTAGAAGGTTTAAAGGCCGACTTGGAGGAATTAACTATTAGGTATAATGAAACTGAAGACGATGAATTATATAATAAGATAAGTGATATAGAAGAGAGAATTAACGAACTCCAACAAGGAGTGGTGGATGTATATAACATAGTACCGATAAAATATAATTACTACGGTTTACCTCAATTTGAAGTTATTGGTGTTGATGATTTAGTAGGGGAAGAATATGCGGTTGGTGATGAAAGTGAAATGGATGACGCGGCACTTCAATATGCTAAAAACTACCTTGATGAGGCTGGTATTGAGGGCTTAAGAGACCATTTTATTGAGGACCATTTAGATACTGATGCGATTGAATATTTCTTCAAAGATTTTTATGATGATGATGTTAGGAATAATATTGACGTTTATTTTGATGAAAGTGAAAAACCAAACTCTGAAGAACAAGAAAATAGAAAACAAGAATTAGAAGAATATATTGGTAAGGCGGAAGGAGTGATTAAAAAATTCGAACAAAAACAAGAAGACCTTAAAAATGAAATTAAAGACCCCGATGAATATACTAAACGGTATGAAGAGATTCAATCAAAAATAGACATCATTCAAGGGCATATTGATGACTCACAAGAAGAAATTGACAACATGGAACCTGACGGAGAACCAACTGAGGGTATGATTGAAGAAAAAGTTGAGGATATGGTATCAGATAAAATGAGTGACCCAAGGGGTTCTTTATCTGAATTTGGTATGGATATTAGTGAATATGTTGATATGGATTCACTAGCAGAATCACTTGCTAAAAGTGATGGGTATGAAATTTTAGCGTCTTATGATGGAAGTTATGATACTGAAATGATAGACAACAATTATTACTACATAATGAGAGTTAACTAAATCTTTTTTTTATCACTGATATCAACTATATTTGTGATAACATGTCTAAAAAAACCAAAAATAATAATTCTTTTGTAATGAACACCGATTGGCTCTTCAATGGGACAATCGACGCCGAACAAAAAGAATATGTACTTTTAGGTTACTTCCAAAAAATGAATAAAAATTTGGAAGAGATGAGAATTTACCCTATGTTTACTGAACTTTCAATACATTTGGGTAATATTCAAACATTGTTAACTCAAAACAAAATATTATATACTGACAAAAAGTTAACTACAGATAACGATGAAATCTTCATTAAAGATTTGAAGGTTAAAGACATACCTGATTTAACCGATGAGCAATTTGCTGAGTATCAAAAAATAATCAGAGTGAGTCAACCAATGTTATTTGATTATTTTAATATCGCCAAATCATTGTGGTCGCTAGCTTACGATTCGGTAACCGTAAATGTTAAGAGAAATAAAAATAATTTAACAAGTAAGACTGGATTTTATTACACAATATATAAAGATAATCTTTATGTTTGGAGATATACTATGAAAAAAATTAGAGGGTTTAATAACCAAGTTAGAACCGATGCTAAATTAATGTTTAGTGGAAGTCCTGACTCAACAGTTATTAAGGTCATATCACAAACATCACCAACGTATAGAAAAAACAACGAAAGTAAGTTACCTATAATGGAAGTTGTTTGTCATGAAATGTTTCCACTGAATGAAACATTGGTACCACTAATGAAAAGAAAAGTTGTATCTTTGATACATCAAAGTATTAAAGTTGAAAAGTTATTAGAAGAAAGTAAAACAGTTGAAAATGGGGTTCAATAAATTAATAGTCGGAAAAAACAAAATAAAGGAAATTGAGTCGGATTTAAATTTGATTGAAATTTATAAAAAGTACGACGCCATGATATTTGAATCTAATGAAATAAGAGATAAATTTAAATTTTTTGAAAATGAATACAATCAAAAAAAAGTTATTGGATAAGTTAAGAAGACCTGTTCACATCACATTTATTTCTAACCATATTTTAAAACTTTCTATGGAAGAAACTGAAAAATTTATCAATGAAATGGTAGATGAAGGTTTGATTGAAGAAAGTAAGTACGGTAAAGGTTATTATGTTGTAAAAAGTATATAAAACTATGAAAGAAATGGTAAATCATCCTGACCATTACGGTGGTGAGGAAAACACATATGAAGTTGTAAAGGTATGCGAGGCTTGGAATCTTGATATGGATGCTTATTTGTTTAATGTTGTAAAATATGTGGCAAGAGCCGGCAAAAAAGATTCTGATAAAGAACTGCAAGACCTTAAAAAGGCTCTTTGGTATCTTGATAGAAAAATTAAAAATTTAGAGAAGAAATGATTGAAAACTATATAAATAAAGTAATCAATGGTGATTGTATTGAGGTAATGAAAGAAATGCCCGAGTCATTCGTCGATTTGATTGTGACATCGCCTCCATATGGAGTTGGAATTAATTACGATACTCATGACGATGATGTTGAGTTCCAAGATTATCTTGTTTTTACAAGACAATGGTTAACCGAAGCCTACAAAGTAATTAAGGACGATGGAAGAGTTGCAATTAATATTCCTTACGAGATTAATAGACAAGGTAAAGGGGGACGAATATTCTTTGTATCTGAAGTTTATCAAATAATGAAAGAAGTAGGGTTTAAATTCTTTGGAATTGTTGACCTTGAGGAGGATAGTCCTCATCGTAGTAAAACAACCGCATGGGGTAGTTGGATGAGTCCATCAAGTCCTTATATCTATAACCCAAAAGAATGCGTCATACTTGCATATAAGAAACATCACATCAAGAAGGTTAAAGGTGAACCACAATGGAAAGGAGAACCTATTACAACCGAGGAAGGTAAGACAAAGATGTTATATACCGAACAGGATAAGAAAGAATTTATGGAATTGGTATTCGGACAATGGAAATATTTGAATGACTCAAGACCAATGACCAAGGCGACTTTCTCAATGGATATTCCTACCAAAGCTATTAAGATTTTATCTTATAAGAATGACATTGTATTAGACCCCTTCAATGGAAGTGGTACAAGTTGTGTGGCTGCGGAAATTTTAGATAGAAGGTGGATTGGTATTGAACTTTCTGAGAATTATACTAAGATTGCTACAGAAAGGATACAATCCTTCGTTGACCAAAAGAGGCAACAAGTTTTAGAGTTTGAAAATGGGGGTGAATAACCTCCATTTTTGTTTTATCTAATATTTATATAAAAAAAATCTATGAATAACAAAATTATTTCAGAGGAACAATTTAAAGATAAATTAATCCAAATTTATAATGAGGAGAAACATTCCTTGATTAAAGAAAAAATTCAAATGTATGTTGAGAAAAGAAAGTCTTCAGTTAACGAGGAAGTTCAAGATTCATTAACAACATTAAAGAATATTTTTGGAGGTAAAAAATAATGAAAAAACTAATTTCTGAAAGTGGTATAAGAGATATTAATGCTTTAGCTCAAAGATACCCAAAGGCCGAGATATACTTTCACCAGGACCTTGATGGTGTTACTACCGCGCTAGCCATGAAATCATATTTGGAACAACATGGAATTAAAGTTGTAGATGCTCACGTAATTCAATATGGAGATAAAGAGTTTTCAATAAAAAAGAACGATGCGACAGGTGACGTAATGCCTGTTCTTGTTGATTTCGCTCATGGTAAACCAATGTTTGTTATTCACACTGACCACCACGATAGACAAGCTGGAGCTGAAGATACGAAGTCTACGTCATTTAGACAATCCCGTTCAAATGTGGAGACTATATCACAAATTGTATCACCAAAAGAAATATTCCCTGATAAAGATGTTTTATTAATCTCAACAGTAGATTCGGCCAACTTTGCAAAATATGACATCACACCAGAACAAGTTATGAATTATTTGTTCAAGTTTGATAAAGATTCATCATTGCTGAAGAATAAAATGGCTATGGGTATGGTGGCTAATAAATTATTATTGGCCTTTAAAAACAAACCTGGGTTTTTGGAAAAATTAGTGATGGATTCAACACCGTCTTTAATTAATATTCTTGTCAACATAAGACAAATTATGAAGGAAAAAGGATATGCGGACATTCCTGACCTTGAAAAAAATAAGGAAGACTATGTTCAAAAAATGAAAAATTATCCTGAGGTATCTAATAATATAATTGTTCAGTATGGTGGTGGTAGTATGATGAAGCCGGGTTCGTATGATAGATATACCCCATTTAGAAACAACCCTGATGCCGACTTTTTAGTTATTGCATGGCCAATGGGGTTATTACAGGCTTCGTGTAATCCGTTCAAAAAAGATAGAGAATTAAAAGGTGTTAACTTAGGTGATATAGCTCAAGAGGTATTATCTAAATGGGAAAGTCAATTAAAAGAAAGAGAAATACCGCTATCAACTATCAAATGGATTTCTGAGGATGTTAAAGGTTTTGGTCCTGAATCAGTTGGTTTTACATTTAAAGATTTTGTTGCTTTATATGGTAAGAACTATAAATAAAAACAAAATGGTAAAGAGGAGTTGATTAACATCGGTAACTTAATGGAAAAACCATTTGAACAATTAACTGAGGAAGAAAGACAAATATTAGATGAGGTTACGGTTAATGCTTGGGATGTCATCCAGTCTAATTCAGGAGGTCACAAATGTATAACAAACATTTCAGGTTTAATGTATATGGGAAGAGCTAAGAGACCACCACAGGGAAAGTATAAGTATGACCCTGAAAGAGAGGATTCGCCATACATTAAATTTCTTAAGATGTTACAAAGAGAATTTGTTAGAGTATTACAGGAAAAGATAGGTCAGTCTTAATAGACTAATTCATCGCCCTCTGATATGCCTTTTTGTTTACAGGTCCCACCTTTGACTTCTAAAACTATATCACCCTCACCACAATAATTTCTACATTCATCATCCTTACATGGGGGACAATTGTGATGTATTTTTGTTATGATGTCATCTTTAATAAAAATGATGTCCAAATTTATAATACAGTTATTCATCCAAAAACAATGTTCATCACCACCCATCATGAATAACATACCATTAAAGTCTTTGTTGAATTTTTTACCCATCATACCTTTTTGGGTTTCTTTTTCTGATACTAAAACTTTAACTTTGAATTTAGAGTTATTTATACTTAACAACATAATGATAAATACTTTATGATATGAAAATGATTTATTTTATAAAATAATTAAGTTTTTTTGTTAAAAATTTAACTTTTTAATAATTTGCACATATTTATACGAAAATAAGCCCAACGCCCCTTTCTAAATAGTTGGTTATAACTAAACCCTAAAATTCCCCCAAAGATTTTTAGGGTTTTTGTTTTTTTCGTATATTTGTACCCATTATGAAAAATAAACTATCCATAGTTAATAAAAAAGCTCGTTATGAATATGAGTTTATTTCTACGTTTACCGCTGGCATTCAACTCGTTGGAAGTGAGGTAAAAACAATAAAGAAAGGTAAACTTTCAATAAATGATGCTTTCTGTATTTTTAAAGAAAACGAACTTTTTATTAAAAATATGGTTTTGACTGAGAAAGTTAATGAGTTTTCTCCTGATGTTAAACGAGATAAGAAATTGTTGTTAAAAAAGTCCGAACTAAATGGATTGAAAAGAGATATGATTAAGGGACTAACAATTATTGTTAATAAAGTGTTTGAAAATGATAAAGGGTTGATAAAAGTTGAAATTTCCCTTGCAAAAGGTAAAAAACTGTACGATAAACGTAATACCATTAAAGAAAGAGAACTAAATAGGGATAAAAAATTTGTAGGATTGTAAATTATTCGTATATTTGTAAAAATTATAACTCATGACCACAATTACCCACAC